CTTGAGATACTTTTGAGCTCTATTTCTCAAAAAGTAGTCCAATATACCAATTTTTGTATATTCAACTAGCATTTTTGAATTATAATATACTGCAAGCTTTAAGCAACCTTCGTAAAATTGATCTGCCGTTTCAGGCCTATCAGTATATTCAGCTATTGGTAATCTATATGGTTGATTAGTGTCTGCTATCCTTCTAAAGATAATTGCAGAACCCATTGATTCGGATGCTCCAGCCTCGTCTTGGTCATACGAGTCAATACCACCAACATCTAATCCTTGAAGGTGAGGTTGTGGCTGGTGTAATATTTTATAAGGGCCGTGAGGGTGTGGTGTAAACTTAACCTTATCAGTTAAGCCATTCTCATCTATCACCCAATCAAGACATCCAGTTGTAATATGTTGTTCTGGGTCTGCCAATGTTTGAACCCTAGCTCTCTGCTGATTAAGCAATGCTATGTCAAACCTAGAACCTTTTGTTTTCAGGAAAGCTTCCTGTACAGTTAAGGGGTAGTTTTGTAAATGCAAATTGTATGCCTTACTATCCCCACCACCATCTAATATCTTTTGACGCTCTCCTTCTATATACTCATAAGCCTTTCTTTCATCATCAACTCCAGTCTTAGGGCTAAAGAATCCGTGTAATGCCCTTGATGCAGGAATAAACATCGGAATAAGATTAAATGCATCAGCATTATAATACATATCCATAAAGTCAGCAGATGCTGCATCAATATCACCACCAGTACCACCCACTACAGGTACTCCGTACTGCATTGCTCCATCCATGAAGCAAGCTTTCGATGACATGTATGCATTCTTCAGTCTCTTAAACTCCCCTGCCTCTTCAAATATCATTATAGATAAACGCTCACCTTTATACACCTCTGGATCATCCATCGTTCTGCAGTGTATCACAGACTGATAGCCGCCTATCTCCCAACGCCCTTCAGCGTTCTTCTGCCTATACCCTGCCCGTAACACATCCTTAGTATCCTTTAACCACCCGTGCCGAAAATTCGGATGTTGATTCATCAACCCTTTTTTTGTTTTTTCAAAAAACGAGTTAGCTGTCACACCGAGTCCAGCCGCAATTCCTACTTCGGAATGCGGAAAGAAAGTAAATTCATGACCTACTAGTCCAGAGTTCATATAAGAAAACCCTTTATCCCTAGCTTTAATAACGATCATTCCTTTACCTTCCTTACGACAAGTATCAAATAGCATAAAATACTCCTTATCCATATCCCGATACCATGGATATATAAGGGATTTACGGTTTGAATCAGTACCATCATTCCCAAGAATCATGTAATAATTCAGATACCAGTAATAATTACCAGGTATCCACTCCCCACCAGGGGGTTTATAACCGTGAATGCACCTATGCATCTCCTCTTCCCAATAATCTTGATAAGCAAGACTACTTACATCTAGATTGGGGTGCCCGTTATTAGGTATAGGCCTGTAATGTTGTACGTTGAATTTCTTAGGCATCCTTAAGTCTTACAGCTCTATCCTCTAAAAAGCTCAGAGTCTGTTCACCACTAATTGTTTTTCTTTCTCCTCTACGCTCAATGGCTTCTAAAAGAACAGTTCTTGTTCCCAGCAGCTTCTCTATACCAATCATAACCTTCTGCAAATCCTCTGCAGTCTCTTGGTCTAGATGCCAATTATTAATTAGTGTAGTGTATTGATCTATCTTCTTATTGAAAGCCTCTAACTGTTCGTCAAGAGGATCTCTCTGTAATATCCTATACTTCTCTATAGCCGCCTGAACCAATGGATGTTTAAGGTCAGCCCATTTGGTCTTCCCAAATATATCTCCTATTATCTGCCGATAACGGTCTTTCTCATTTAGATACCTGTAAGGTGAGTCGTAATCTTGACTTAAAGCTACAAACTTCATAGCCTTCTGCCCTAACTTCCTTTCCTTTAATACCTTTTGGAACTCTGGAACGGCTAATACACCGTTATCTTCATCCACTATGTCCTCTCCTTTCTTGCTTATCTTTAATAGATACATTTATGCTCTTTCTAATTTATATATAAGCATAAAGCTTCCTACGTCTATGCTACTAGAATAACCAACAGGTACTTCTACCTCTTCATAATCATTCGTTAGTTCATTATAATATATATAGTTTAAAGTCTCCACTATAGGATCATTAAAATATATACCTCTTTCTAATATCTTCCAGTCATGATCTATTAACCAATGATCTATTTCGTTATCTACAGCTATACTAGGTGCAAAATCCGAAAAATCATCTGTTACATATACTAGTTCTAAGTCTCCCTGCGCATTTCTCTCTATGTCCCCGTATGGAGTCTCTATAAAACCTTTCACGATGTTTTTTAGTTTAGGCATTAGTACTTTGGTTTTCTTGGCTTAGGCTTAGTCTTAGTCTTTGGCTTTGTCTTTGTTTTTGAATACCCCATTAGTATGTGAATTTAGGATTAGACTTACGGGCTTTGCACTTCTTACACTTGCAACCCTTTTTGCATTTCTTCATAATAGTATTGTTTCAGCAAATATAAAAAAATTTTTTTAGTTGTGAGGGAGTGATACCCTATGCTGTGCACCCCGTGCACTTCCTAAACTTTTAGGCTCCGCCACCTAACAATCAAAATTAATTAACTAAAATCATTTCAATCATGAGAATTGTATCTAAAGAAACATTCGAACAAATCAAAGAAGGTGTACAACTTGCAGGTAGACTAACTAAGTTCACAGCTGATCAAGCAGTACACACAGTAAAAAGAAAACCACAACATAAAGAGATTGCAAAGCATGCTCGTCAAATGGAATGGAGATGTGCAAGTAAAGTAGCTAAAACAACCGTTAAAGTAACTGCAACATGTGCTGTTGCGTTAGTTGGTGGACTATTCGCTGCTATTATTGCAGATTAAACACGAGTGTAAACGAGTGATACACTCTAATTACCCAAAATATCACTCAAAAACAGTTAAAACAATCACAGAACTACTATTTATAGACGCTGACTAGAGTACGGTGCGGAAAAGAGATTTATCTCATTCTACCCGTTGTAAACAGTGCTATGTATTTAGTAGTTCATTAAATCATTGGAGGACAATAAAATGGTAAACCTAGAAATATATTCTGACGTACATAAAGAAAACTTACAAGTATCAAGATATTATAACCCTAAAGACAAAGACTTATTTGATTTATTATCTCGTCTTTATAAAACCAATTTAAGATGTGAATTTAATATTCACTGGATACAAGATGCACCACTTAAAATGAAACAAAGAGGTAAAGATGGTAATATTATATGGCTAAACTTAGGCACACATAAAGTATGCACACTTACTATTTGTACTGACGAAAAAGTATATGATTTAATAGGTGTTAGCTTTCTAACAATAGAACGAATTATTGCTGATGTAATTGAATCACCTAATTCTGGTGATGATTTCGTTGGTAATGGATCACACGAATAAAAAACAAGTAATAACTACCGACTATTACATTGTATAACTAAAAGGTAAAAAGGAGGATACAAGTATGAACTATGAAGTTTTAGCTAAGAAAGGAGATAGTACTCTAGTATTAATCTCTGGATGTTCTGAATCAGCAGCACTTACAACTGTTGCTGAAGCATTAACAAACGACTACTTTAAAGGTAGAACGTTTAGTGTAGAACCTATTCCTGCAGGAACTATTCCTGTAACAAAACACAGCTTATTAAAGAAATAGGCTGCCATCTACAACTTTAAATTCTGCTTGCTCACTGTGAATTAATCACTACGATTAGTATACAGCTGGGCAGCCAGAAAGTTGTAAAGAACAACTGTGCTATCTCGTATGGAGCATGGTATCTGATCCAATTATATTCCTATAAAAGTCGTCAACTATTTCCGTTGGGACAACAAATGTATAAAAATATTTATCAGTTCGCAAAGAATTTGCGGCTGAACTTTTAATATGTGTTTAGGGAACAAGCCACCAAAGGAGTGGCAACACTAAAAGCCCTTTCGTTATGATTAAATATAATGAATTTATCGATGGAGAGCTTGCTCGTGTAATTGTTGTTAGTAAAGAAGCCTTTATACAACGAATGTCAATCGAGTTAGAGCAACCTTATATTACATTTGTTGAGTTAGATGTTTTAAATGGAACTCTTCAAATAGTAATGAACTGCGAAGAAGAAGATGGTGTTAGTAGAACTTTAGTTTGCGAAGCTATTACAACTGATATTGAAAATGAAGTTATAAACCTTATAAATAAAAAGCTATGAAAAAGCTAATCGATTTATTCAAGTTCATTGGTATACTATCAATCAACTTAATATTACTGTTTATGTTCGCATTAACAGGTTCACTGAGTATGCTCATACTATTACCATTTGGTATATTTTGTATGGCATTAATCCTAAATAATTCATCGTTATGAAAAGAAAAGCAATACTTGTAGGCTCTAAAGATAGAGCTAAAGTAAAGAAGCGTAGAAGACGTATGGGAGAACACACTCCTGAAACATTGCAATTTAAAAGATCAAAGCAAAGAGTGAAAACACACACTCAAATAATTGCTGAAAGAATTGCAGAAGATAATAGAAAATTAACGTTAATCCTAAACAACAATCAATAACCCTAAATCAATTATTATGACAGAGAAAAAGAATATTTTCGACAACATCTCAACTGAAGATGCACAAATGTTAAAGCAGTATGCTGAACAATTAGCTAAAGACAAATTAGAGTCAAAGACTAAATACACACTTAACCATATGGTGCGTGATGTTGCAAAGACTATGACTGTAACAACTACTGCACTGTTTACTTTATTATTGTTCTGTGGAACATCTGAGTAAACAAATAACCTGTAGGCCTTGAGGCTGTCAGGTGACTCGTTGTCACCTACAGGTACTATTATTAACTAAACTTAATTATTATGAGCAAGAAATTTTTACTTGTATTAAGAATGCAAAAGTTATCAAAGTATAACTTTAGACTTTATGGTTCGACTACAACAAATGCTTTTAATTACTTAATGGGATTAAAGCTTGATGAAGTAGAAGAATTGTATAAATCAATTAATAAATAAACTAATAACTAATGTCTTACAGGTTAAAATAAAAGACGTAAACTAATCCTGAGAATGCGTATGAAAAAAGTAGTAAAAATTGTAAATGTTTATGGCAAAGAACAATTATTGTTCAATAACGGATCTGGTAAAATTCAATCTGTTAAATTAAACAAATACACAAAAGTGCCTAAAGTTATTCTTGCAAATAGAAATCCATTCAAGGCATTTAAGTCTTGGGTTGAAAACCAAGCAGGTAAAATACTTTGGATGAAAAGTGAAAATGCTGAATATGTAAACTATTCATTAGTAAGTAAATCATTTTACAAGGATTATATAAATGGAGACTTAGCTAAACACTATTTTCTTAAAAACAAAAACAATAAACAATAGAAATTATGAGAAAAGTTAAAACAGATTGGAAAGAGCAGTTACAAAAGCTTAATAATAAAGTTCAAGAGAGAGATGATGCTGTCGTCTCTCTTAAAAACAAAACTGCAAAGAAAAATAAAGAGAAAGCTGTAAAGCTGAAGTTTCTTAACGATCAATCAAGGTTGAACTTAAGAACGGAGAATAATGCTACAAGAATAGCTAATGCTTTTCTGGATTTCTTTTTAAATCATAAAGCCAAAGAAAGCAATTTCTTAATCGGGCTTGAAGGTAGTGTACATTTAAATAACAATAAAAATGGATAAACAAAACTTAGTAGACAAGGCGTTTAACCTGTGTATCACGGGTTTCGCCATTGCATTGGGAGCAGTGCTACTCGTTTCAATCATGAGCGTAGTAGCAACGTTCCTAATCGGACTTGCACCTGTTGTAGCTGGTGCAATAGTAATAGGACTAATATATTATAGATTTAAAGAATGACTAAAGACAAAATGTTAAGTGAAATAACAAGGATGGAAGCAGCATACTACAGAAATGTAGGTTGCAATATGCTTGGCTATTACACAAAAGAACCGATAGGTTATCGGCAAAACTTAGAAGCTATATACAGCAAGCTAAGTATTAAAGACTTAAATACTCTACACAATATAAAAGTAGTAGGGTTTAACAATTTATTAAAACTTAAAAAGTAAGTTATGAAAATATGGTTTAGTAAATCGCCAGCAATTACAAAGTTTTTTCCAGACAACAAAGAGTCTTTCTTTTTGTTTCAATACAATAGATGGGAAAACGGATACGG